TAATAAGTGCTTTCATATCCTTACGATTCTTGAACACGTGCAAAGGCATCATGAATATGTTGCCTCCAAGGGCAAGAACATCACATTTCTGTTGAAATCCGTTCTCAACGAAAACCCCGTGACATAGATTAGCTTCAATCTTATTTAAAACCTGTTCACACGTCATTGTGGCTGATTTATCAGTTACGTGAAGTTCTGCAGCAACAGCTGTTGCCCAAGGATTAATTTCAGCATCTCTCTTCTTAATGTCCTCGAGACTCTCGGGGACAAGAGCAGATTGCTGTAAGGCGACTGCAGTACGGAAAATACCAGTGAATTTGTAAATAACTCCAGCAATAGCACACATGCTAATAAAAGCTTTAGTCTTACTTTCTCTAATTGATCGGAAAACTTCAATAGTGGCGTCTTTACGCGACACCAATTCATTCATTCGATCATCTCTCCATCTTGCCAACAAACCAGCATACAAAAGCGCATGCGAACCCAAAAGGGCTCCTCCGCACATTAAAGTGTTGGTTCGTTCGGTTAAAGTACAAGCAGTCAAAGCAGATAACAAGGAAATCCCAACTTTCCGCCTAGCTGTCCTTTCAAAGGTAAGAAAACTGCGGGCATTACAAAACATATACGCCCCAGACACTAATCTATTGGTAAAAAACCAGGTTGGAAATCTGCCCAAGAAGTTAGAAAGACGGACTCCCATGGACTCAAATTGATCTTTAATAAAATCAAAAGATTCCTCTAAGGAAGCCTGTTGTTCATCGTTTTCGCCATCATTCTTACGGTCACATTCGTCGTCATGATCACAGGGGAGACATACTTCCGAATTGTCATCGTCTACATCTCCCACAATTTCTCTCAATTCACTACAAAGTTCGTCTAACTCAGCGATTGCTTCACATTCACAAAGATTATGAGCCAAATTGCAAGTTTCACAATATTTACGTGATGCCACAAGACCTTCGCCCTTCCTAATTAATCTACGTTGGTTTTCAAAATGTTGTTTACATTTAGTAGTTAAAAAACGGAGAGCCTGATCAATGGTTCTAGGTTTGTTATCCTTGACACCATCAATGTGACGTAAATGAGAGTTGTCCCCACCTTGTTTTTTCTCTAAAGGTGTGTAAATTTGTAAATCCCAAATATCATTCACTAATGAATCTCCCGGGAAAGTTTCAAGAGCTTTTGCGCTATCAAGACGACCGTCCCGAAGAGCGAATTCCTCTTTTACTTCTACTTCCAAATGTACATCGGCACGTCGAACAATTGAATATGGGCAAATAGACCCAACATTCGCATGTTTTGCCAAGGGAGCGTTTGAAGTAATTACAAATACGCGAGGTCTGATTTCAATCTTTCCTTTTTCATGAAGATCAGCCTTATTTGCGTAAGTAATCATATTATTGTTGATGTCAATAATGCGTTCAGTGGGCGCTTTATCCAAAAAATCAGATTTAGTATTACCAAGATCATCAAAGAAAATCCCAGTAGTGTGCCCCTTTAGTGAAGAATCAAACTTATCAGATTCCTTAATTATAGCAGTATTTTTCGCATTAGGATCAACACCTGAAGCCGCCAAACAATCGGCCATTACAACTTGGGCAATAGTAGTCTTACCACGACCAGAATCTCCCCAAACATAAACTGTAAAAGGAGCGAAACGCATGGAGCCATCAATCCGTTTGGCCTGATAGGCTGCACGATTTTTCCGAAGAACATCAATACGTTTTTCTAGATACCCTTGTTGCCAGGTACCTTTAGCAGATTTAAACAATCTCTCAGATAAAACTAGAGCCTCGTCCAACAACTGACTATATTCAATGTCATTAATTGTTCTTAGCTCTCCCTTGATTGTGACTTTTTTCTCATGAAGGTTAAAAACCATAGCGTGTTCATGCAATTCCAATAAAGGAAAATACAATTCATCTAAGGTCTTGCTGTCATCATTAGAAAATAACAAGGGCCTAACGGATCTCTGTTTGAAGCATTCATAACCGCCTTCGATAAAATAAACGACGGTGTCCAATACAGCACCAACTAAATCAATAGCTGTGCTATGCTTCGAAATAGTACCAACTCGAAAAAGATCAACACCCTGCACCGACCATTTAAGATTAGTGACAGAACACAATCCAATGGAAGCCGCAATTGAAATAAGTGCAGAAATCTTTCCGAACATAGGTGCATTACGGATAGCGTCCCAATTCTCACGGAGATCTGGAATTTTGCTTAACCATTCAGAACCAGTTGGCATTTTCTTCCCAAAAATCGCTGATTGCTGTTCGAAAATATTATATCCAAACAAATCCTTACACCAAT